TAGTGTATCACTGTTGCGTGTGTCTTGCCAAGGTACTTACCCATGGTAGTGAATCCCAAGCCCCTGTCACGCATTATTTTGCAGAAAGCCATTCGGGCGTCAACCAACTCCCTTCTCCTTCGGGTGTCCAATATGTCAACCATGAATACCCTTTCGACTATGTTTTTCAAAGTGTCCATCTCACTCTTCACCATCTGATTTGATTCCATTGTAGATTTCTGTTTTTATTCCGATTTGATTTAATTCCTTTATCCTGAAGCTTTGCAGCTCACTGAGCCTGCCCTTGGGTGTCTTGACCTCCACGAAAAGCACGTCCGAGTTGGGCGGTATCGCTATGAGGTCAGGGATTCCGTTCTTATTTGTTTTCGATAGTTTGATGACGTAATACCCCTGCTCCTCTAGCTCCTTTATCTTCTTGGCTTGTATCTGCTGCTCCCTCATCAAACCAATGTGAGCTGAAGTTCCTGAGCAACGTAGTCGAATATGGGTTGGTCATCTGCACCCCAATTAGCCACAAGGGTATATGTCAGGGGGATGTTCCCCTCTGCAAGGATGGTCTCATATATGGAGCCATCGACATCCTCTTCGTGCTGTATGAGGTCGTAGTGCACCTGCCCTGCCGATGCGATAAAGTCGTATCCCGTGTACAGGCACAGCTTAAGCACATTTGCGTTGTATACAACCCCTTGGGTCCAAATGCTCACGGGCGTTATCTCTCGTTGGTTCTGTTGTAGGTTCATGTTAGTCTATGTAAACATATCCGCCAAAGATAGTAGTGAGCGGATTGGTTGCCCATGTCGGGTTAATGAATTTAATCTCAAAGTAGTCTCCTGCAACCACGGCAATGTTTAAGGATGAATTGCTAAAAACCCTTTCGCTAGTTGCAACACTTAAAGTAGCTATTAAAGTATCGGTTGTATTGTTCAAACGAATATACCCACTCCAAGCTTGGTTTGTTCCTGCCGTTCCTGAATAGCAATAAATCTCTGCTCGTTTGATAACTCCTGACCTAGGAATATAGACCTTGGATATGGCAGCAGTAGTAACAGGAGCCTTGGGCAAGTTTCCAAAGTATATGGTCTGACCATCCACAGGTGATGAGGTCAATGCCATAACTGTCAGGGTATATCCCGCATCAAGGTCGCCACTGCCAAGAATGGAAACGCCATTAAGCGTCTTGATGTTTGTTCCACTTACAAGCAGGTCCTGCTTACCATTGAAGGTGTTCCAATCGGTTGATGTGAGGAACCCCTTGGTTGTCGTGTTTGCCGACTGACCGTTGGTGTAGTCGATGCTTATCAGTCCTGCACCATTGTCATTGAAGTCGGAGTCCTTGAAAGTGGAAGCTCCCTTGGTCAAGCTATCAGCCTTGGCGTCACCAATGCCGATAGTGCCCGATGTTGTTATCGTGCCTCCCGTTATTGGAGAGGATGTGGCTATGCTCGTAACGGTTCCGTTGCCTTTGTTGTTGAACGTGGTCCAATCGGTAGATGACAAATATCCACTCGTTGAGCCGCTAGCCTGAGACACCTGAATTGTAGTGCCTGTACCTATCACAGCAGTTGTTCCACCCGTGATGGTGAGTATGGAGCTTACCGTCTCTGTAAGGTTTCCCTTGGTCAGCGTAGGCTCCTTGCCGTTCAAAGCCGTCTGAAGGTCTGTCTGTGAAGACAGCGTCCCTGTGATGGAGCCCCAAGCAACAGATGCAGGTGGGATAGGCTGCCACGAGTTGTCGTCCCTCAAGAACTTGGTCCCATCAGGAGTGCCCGTTGGCAAATTAAGCTTTCCATTCAACGCGGTCTGCAAGTCGGTCTGAGAAGACAGCGTTCCCGTTATGCCACCCCATGTGGCGGTAGCCACCACAGGCTGCCATGAGTTGTCATCTCGCAAGTACTTTGTTCCATCGGGTGTTCCCGTAGGTAAATCCAACTTACCACTCAGCACCAACCAAAGGTCTGTCTGAGCGGAAAGCGTGCCCGTGATACTACCCCATGATACTATCGCCGATGGTAGGTTCTGCCACGTATTGTCGTCACGCAGGAACTTCACTCCCGTAGGCGTGCCCGTAGGTAGGTCGAGCTTTGCGTTCAAAGCCGTCTGTACGTTCACATCCCTATATAGTCCTAATGGCATCTTAGTAGCTTTTCAATATGTTGTAAATGACAAAGGTTGACATCCCGATTAAGGCGAACGCCGTCCTCTCGAAAGCGTTGAAGCTGATTATGGCTCCCGTTGTCAGGGACGAATCAAACCAACGCTTCTTGTATATGCTAGGATTTATGTTGTTCCTTGTCACATAGTATGCACCGTCGTGTATGAATGGGAACACAAACACGCAGAACACCACATTCCAAAATCCCTCGTACCAAAATATAGGTAGAGCGACACACATCCTGATGAACGTCAGCATGGCGTGTGAGCTGAGCTGCTTGACCTTCGGTCTGCTAGCCCAAAAGTATCCCTCCAACACCCCTGACAGGTAGGAGAAAACCAAGAAACATATTGTTGCAAACATGGCTATTCTTTATTTTCAAATAGTTCGTCTTCTGTTTCGTCACTAAGCGCATCGCACTTGTATACGTACTCGGCAGCCTTGAACCCCAACACGAGGCAGGCTAGGCATGATAATATGGTCACCAACAGCATGGCTTCTCTTCTTTATCGTTAGACATCAATTCAATTTTCCTGTTAAGATACCACACAGCCTTCTTCAAATCCTCGACCTCATCATTTTTTTTTCCCGCCCTCGATATGTACTTGACGGCGTTGCCCAAGTGGAAGTCCAAGTCCCAAGCCTCGATGACCCTTATGGTCTCGTAAGTTGGGTCAGTTGATTGGTAGTGGCTCGGATGGTTTACCTGCTCTTGCATTCTTTTTCTTGTCTATAAAGTTATGTATTTCCTGTAACATGAATCCCATCAGCCAAGCCATAGTCTCCTCATCGGTTATCTCCCTGTCGCCCGTTATTCGGTTGACGACATGGAACACCTCGTGCCCAATAAGGTTGTGACTGATTCTGTCAATGTCCAATATGATTACGTATAGCTGAAAGTTCACGCTTATGGAAACACCTTCGGCTGTTCCCTCCTCTATAGCAACCTCCTTGGTGTCGTACTTCTTATGTATCCGCTTCTCGGAAAGATACACGTTGTCGGTCAAAACCAACAACACATCGCACCCGAAGGTGCTCACACGTATCTTCTTCTGAAGTGTCTTCATTTCTTGGTGGACCTTCCGCTTCTGCCATTCCTAGCCCTGTTAGTTTTCATACGCTCCCTGACCAAACTTCCACTCTTGGTGTGGCTCATGTCCTTGCCGTCGCCATTGCCGTATGTTCCCAACTCCTTGTTGGCTTTGTTCAGCTCAGCCCTGTACTTCTTGCGCTCAGGTGTGGCGTGGTACTTCTTGTCGTACTCGATTTTGTTCTTTATGGCTTTGTCCGACAGACCCGCCTTCTCGTATGACGGGTGCTTGCCTGCTAGCTTGTTCTTTCTGCTTTTCATATGTTGTCCAATGTTTTCTTGAAATGACTCAGTGTGTAATCCTTCTTCTTGGTGACAGCCCTGTAGATGTCGTGCTCGATTCCATCCTTGGCGAACACCCAATACACGGTGTTGTCCATACGCTCCTTGGTGGTCATCCTATCCTTGCTCTGCCAATAGCTAGTGGCTGAGAAGTCTATGTTGTAGTAGACCAAGCAATCGGCTTCCTTGAGGGATATGCCCTCGCGACCGCTTACAATCTGCAAGGCTATTGACTTGTCGGTGTCCTTGAAGACACCTAGGTCGGTGGTCAGGCTGTCGCCATATACTTTCTTCAGGGCTTCCAACTCCTCCTTGAACTTGTAGAAGATTCCAATCTTTTTGTTGTAGAACTTCTTGCAGATGAACTCAGCCTTGGAGATGTCCAACACCATGGAGTTGCCGCTCTCGAACTTGATGGTTCCGCTGTACAGTTGGTGCAGCTTCATCATCAGCTTCACGGGCGTGTCAGCCAATATGGTCTCGCTCTTTCCCTCCACGACCAAGGTCTTGCTCAGGTCTGATATGAGCTTGTATGTGGATGGCATCATGTCCACCTCCAAGATGTGCTCCTTTATGGTCGACATAAATCCTGCATCTGACTGAGAGAAGTTGATGGTATAGGGCTTCATATCCTTGATGATGTTCTCGCTTCCATTTGAGTAGTCACGCACCACGATACCATTGATATGCTTCTCGGTAATCCTCACATACTTGTCGCAGAATCTGTAGAAGTTCTTGAACTCCTTGAATGGGTTGCTTGGTATGCCATACACCTGATGGTACATCTGAGAGTATGACTCGGGTGTTGGTGTCCCTGACAACAGGATGACATTGGACTTGTTCTTGGTTATTAGGTTCTTCACGCTCAATGCCCTGCCATTTGGCTTTGGGAACGCGCCCAAGCTGTGAGCCTCATCCAAGATGATGACGTCGTACCTGATGAGTGAGCTGACCTTGTGCAGGCTCTCGTAGTTTATGATGCTGATGTTGAAGCTTGGTGACAATACCTCGAAGTCGTCCATGATGGAAGTCATGGCTTTCTTCTTGGTCACAAACAGCACGTTCACGGCTCCTATCTTGTCGGCTATGCCTAGGCTCGTCAGGGTCTTCCCTGTGCGCACCTCCATAGCCAAGTATACGAATCCGTTGTCTGTGATTATCCTGCTAGCCTTGTCGATGATGTCCAACTGATAGTCCCTGAATGTAAACCCATAGGACTGTTGGTACAGTTTCCTAGAATCGGCTATGGATTTCAGAACACTTTCCGCTTCCGAATACTTGTATCGCATGACGGTCTTTGAAGCCTTGCCACGACCCACCTTGACCTCGACAGTCTTGCTCATCACCTGCTCAAGATGATTTAGGTACTCCAACATCTCGCTGTCGTTGTACCCTTCTTTCCTTACTAT